GAATATCAGCGGAATTTCGGTAAAGATGTGCATGTAACGCGAGAACGGCAACGCGAAGAAAAAGACGCCGAGCGAAATGGAATAGAACCACCACATCGGAAGTTCGCCGTGAATCAGCAGGCTGTTGGGGACTTCCCGCGCTCTGCACTGGACAAGCTGCAGAAGTGGCGGCAGGAGTACAGCACAGAGATGATCTTGCTGGCGATTGACAAGGCCACAGAAGCCGGAAAGCGCTCGTGGAGCTATATCAACGGCATATTGTCAGGCTGGAAACGGGACGGCCTGCGCACGCCGGGGGATGTGGAAGCCAACGAACAAAGCCGACAAGCCAGACCGCGAGGCAAGCAGCCAACCGAGACCGTAGACGACCAGCTTGCCCGGGTGCTGGCGAAGATGGACAGAGAAAGAGGGTTTGAGACATGACGCGGGAAGACGTGGCAAAGCTGATCCGCATGAATTTTGTGCTGTACAAGCTGGGTTCCAAGCCGCTGACCGATGAGGAGATGCAGACCACCATCGATGTGTGGACGTACCAGTTTGGCGACTATGACGGCGATACTGTCAAGCGGGCTTTTCTGGCGGCGAACCGGGTATGCGTTTATCCGGTCACTGTGGCCGATATCTTCAAGCAGCTTTCCCAGTGTCTTGACCCGTCCGCTGAATGGGAAGCTCTGGCTGTAGCGGCACGCAAGGCACAGACATTTTTGAGCTGGCGCAAGTTCCCGATGGTGACCGGCATTGATGAAAAGGGCGGGCTGCTGCGTAGTGACGGGCAGAAAGAGCTGAAAGCCCTGTATGACCAACTCCCCCCGGCGGCAAAATCCTATGCCGGAAGCGTGGGAGGACTGGCAGAGCTGGCTGAAATGCCAGACCTTACATACCGCCGTGCCGAGTTTTTGAAGCAGGCACAGGGTGATATTTCTACTACGCCGAGGGAAGCTGCTCGCCTGAGAGCAGGGGCAGCACAGGGCAGACTGGAGGCGGCCAATGGGTAAGTTCAGGGTTTTGGTTGAGTGCAGCAACGAGGGAGGCACGGATATCCACAGCTGGATCGTGGAAGCGAAGAACCCCGGCGAGGCAGATCATATTGCCGTCTCCAGGGCTCGGGCCTTTTACCCAAAGTTTGATGAATTTGAACCTGTAAGAACGGAGGAAATGCAATGTCCAAGGAAGTCGTCTTGATTGACCGCAACGATCTGCTCAAGCACGAGGTTATGATTATCACCAAGGGCAACGCCGCCTTTCACGGTGTCCCGTCCTCGCTTATCGAGACAGCCCCGGTTATTGGCCTCAAGAGTCTGTGGCCCGTATGGAGAGACCCGGAAACCGACCCGCCCAAGGTCGAAACCGAAGTGCTGATTTTGTACCGCAACGATATTGACGGATACGGTATTACGACAGCGCACTATGAAGATGGGAGCGTTTTTTCACAAGATAGCGCATGGTATTGGGAAGACCTTCCCGATTGGGGAACATACGACGAGGAGCGGGACGACTACAAAATCCCGAAAGGTTGGTGGGAATACCGCCACTTCAACCCGGACGACGTTTACAACAACAAGATAGACCGCCCCGTGGTGGGTTGGATGCCGCTGCCGCCGGAGGTGCTGAAAAATGAAGATGACACCGTGTAAAGACTGCCCCGACCGGCACCCGATCTGCCACGACAGCTGCCCACGGTACGCCGAGTACAAGCGTCAGCTGAAAGCGCAGCGCATCTACACCAACGGGAACCACGCGGCGGAGCGGATCAGCCGCAACGATTTCAACAAAGAAGGATGGATGGGAGGAAGAAAACGATGAAAGTGCTGATTGCCTGCGAGGAATCGCAGGAAGTATGCAAGGCTTTCCGGGCTCGAAGCCACGAAGCCTACTCCTGCGATATTCAGGAGCCGTCCGGTGGGCATCCCGAATGGCACATCCTTGGAGACGCGCTCAAGGCTCTGGAGGGGGGCAAGTCGTGACAATGGACGGCGTAACGCATGACGTTGGCAAGTGGGACTTGCTCATTGCGCACCCGCCCTGCACATACCTGAGCAATGCAGCAACACGTTCTTTCAGCTTGCGGGTAACCCCGGCTGAAAAGGTTGTTGCCCGGTGGGCAGAGCGTGTAAAAGCCGCAATTTTCTTTATGCAGTTCATGTTGGCAGATGTCCCAAAAATTGCAGTCGAGAACCCTGTAGGCATCATGAACACGGCGTACAGAAAAGCCGACCAGATCATTCATCCATACTACTTTGCCGAGAGTGAAGAGGACACAGAAAACTATCACACAAAGCGCACTTGCCTTTGGCTGAAAAACCTGCCGCCTCTGGAACGAAAAAACAACTTTCCACCGCCAGAGCCCGTGTACGTCTCAAATGGGGAAAAGCACAGGAAAATCAGCTGGTGCGAAGGCATACGCGGAACGCAAAACGGCCAAGAGGGCCGGGCAAAAGTCAGAAGCAAAACCGCGCCGGGCGTTGCAAAGGCTATGTCAGAACAATGGGGGTAAAAAAATGAAAACAGTACAGGAAATTATGGCTGAAAATGGCTCTTTGGCAAACATCGAGCGTTTTCAGACGATGCAGAAGTGGGATTACAAGCGCAAGGTGGAGCACGCGCAGGAAATGGCCGAGGCATTCTACTATTGGGCAAAAGAGCACGACAAGGGCGTGCACCTGTCCGTGGGCGGTCTGGATTCCATCACGCTGCACTATTTTTTGGAGAGAATCGGGCTGCCTGTTACATGCGTGTCCTGCTCATCGCTGGAAGGCAAGGGCGTGCAGCAGGTGCACAAGCAGATCGCGGAAGAGATGGAGACCGAATACAAAAACTGGATGGGCGATGGTGAAGCGCCGTCTTTCGTGTTCCTGAAGCCGCTGAAAAGCAAGGTGCAGGTCTTGCAGGAATTTGGCTGGCCTGTCATCAGCAAGGAAAAGGCAGGCAAGATCATGCTGCTGCAAAACCCGACAGAGCAAAACGCAACCGTGCGGCATGCTATCATCACTGGGGAAACTGGAGAATACGGCGGCTGGCAGAAAAACAGCCGGATGAAGCTTCCGCAGAAATGGCTTGAGCTGTTCGGCGGTGCCGATGCAGAAGGTGCGGCGCTTGGGTATCAGGCGGCCCCATTCAAAGTATCAGACCGCTGCTGCTACTACCTCAAGGAAAAGCCCTGCAACGACTGGGCACGGGACCACAACAGTGTTCCTTACATGGGTCTTATGGCCAGTGAGGGCGGGCGGAGAGAAAAGAGCCTGAAGATGCACGGCTGCAACTACTTCGGCAAGACGACAACCCGCAGCGCACCCTTTGCCATTTTCGACCGACAAGACGTTTTACAGCTTGCGCTTGACCTGGACGTGCCCATTCCAGCCGAATACGGCGAGATCGCGAAGAACAGAGACGGCAAATTGTACACAACAAAGGCACAGCGCACCGGCTGCACCATGTGCGGCTTTGGGATCCACGTCGAGGGCAGGCCGCATCGGTTTGACATTTTGCGGGAGACCAATCCCAAAGAATGGGAGTTCTGGATGAAGCACGTCTGCCGGGACGAAAACGGAAAATGGTACGGCTGGGGCCGTGTGCTGGACTACATCGGCATCGGCTGGGAAGATGTACCGGAGCAGGCCGTGCAGATGCACATTGACGATTTGATTGGAGAAAAGCTATGAAAGCTGTGCTTTTGAGCATCCGGCCTGAATGGTGCGACCTCATCATTCGGGGGCAAAAAACCATTGAGGTGCGTAAGACCCGCCCAAAATCGGAAACGCCGTTCAGGGTGTACGTCTACTGCACAAAAGCTCCGCAGCAACTCATCACCATTTTCAAGGATGGCGAAGAAACGATGGACGGCGAAATCCATCACGGAAAGCCTGTGTTCATAAAGTTCAATAAGCTACTGCCGGACAGCGTTCGCGGTAAAACTCAGGTGGTTATTGGAGAATTCATCTGTGATGACATCCGGCGCATCGGCCCCGAGTACTGCATCGTCAAAGAAGATATTGAAACAGCAATTGCTGGAAGTTGCCTCAGTATCAAGCAAGTGAAGGAATACGCCGGCTGGGATATCGGTATGAACTATGCCGACATGAAAGACCTGTATGGTTGGCATATTTCAAACTTCAAACTCTACAAAAAGCCAGTATGTCTTAAAGATTTCTGGGCGATACAACCATGCACGCATCGCGGAGCCTGTTGCACTTGCCGCAGATGGGACGCAGAAAAGCTGATTTGCCGGGGAGAAGTATTCGGGATCGAACGCCCGCCGCAGAGCTGGTGCTATGTGGAGGACGGCAGATGAAGCTGACCCTCTACGGCGACCCCCGCACAAAGAAAAACAGTGCCCGCATCCTCAAAAGCCGCTCAGGCGGGCGCTTTGTGGCCCCTAGCAAGGCTTACGTGGATTATGAGACGGACTGCCTGCGGCAAATCAAAAGGCCGCACAGCCCCATCTCTGCCCGTGTGAACGTGAGGTGCGTTTACTACATGAAGACAGCCCGCCGGGTCGATCTGGCAAACCTCATCGAGGCTACAACGGACATTCTGGTGAAAGCCCACGTGCTGGAGGACGACAACAGCACGATCGTTGCCGCCCACGATGGCAGCAGGGTGGAGCTTGACCGAAAGAATCCGAGGGTAGAAATCGAGATTGAAGAAATGGAGGAGTAAAATGCTTGATATGCTATTTGAAGTTGCAAGCACGCTGTTCATGGCAACACTTGCAGGATTTTTCATCTGGTTTGTTCTTAGCGATGGCAACCCAATTGAATATTTCAAGCGGTGGCTCAACCGCAACAAACCTTGCCTTTGCGACCGGTGCGTTTTCTTAAATCAAAAATTTGGGGCGTCAGAATCCGGATATCACTATATCTGCCGGAGAAGTGACAAAGACGAAGGATACATAAATCCGCCCGAATATTGCCACGATTTTGAAGAAAGGAGCAACAATGACCCGCACATGGACACCTGACACGCCAAAGCCAGATAGTGGCGTGGACTACCACACCGTCAAGTCATGGTTTAGGCAGCTTCGGATTATGGACGACCGAATTGACCGTATCCAACTGGACATCCGGCAGGCGCACGACAAGGCCACGAAGTGCACCGCCAGCATGACCGGAATGCCCGGCGGATCCGGGCACGGAGACAAAATCGGGCTTTGTGCCGAAGAAACAGACGAAAACGAGCGCAAGATGCAAGAGCTGCAAGCCGAGCTAGAAGTTTTGCGGACGGAAGCAAAGCGCCGAATCAAGTACATTGCAGGAACCAAAAGCAGTGACATGATGCAGGCATGCTTGTATGGCTACTACGTCCAGAACCAAAAGCAGGTCATTGTGGCCCGCAGTCTTGGTCTGCCAAACGAAAACCGCGTTTCTTTGTATGTGCGGGATGGATGCAAGCAGCTTGCGCAGATTTGGCATCAATTTATGTAATTTTCTTACATGTTGTCGTTATTGTTGTTACATGTGAGATGTGGTAAAATTGATATAAGCGAAACCGCCGAAAGCGGTGAGACGCTTGCCACGCAGCCTCCGAAACGTGTCCCTTCTTAGCATTTTCCTCCTTTTCTGCTTGCAGGTACCGGGCTTTGCTCTCTTCACATTTCGCGGGCTGCTTCTATGCGATACACTGACACAAAGGCAGCCTGCCGCTCATGAGAGACAGGAGACGGTTCGATTCCGCCGTATCGCA